GTTCACCGGCATCGGTGTGCAGCAGAAGGGTGGCGGGCGGTTCATTCACCTGGACATGGCGCCGACCGAGCAGATGCCCCGCCCGATGATCTGGAGCTACTGACATGAAGCATTCGTTCAAGGCACAGCTGGTGGCCTGCGCGGTGGCCCTGGTGACCACGTTAGGCATGGGCTCCTGGTTCTCCGCGGAGGAGGAAGAGTCCTACGCGCGCTACGTCACGATGGTGAGCCATGCCTATTGCAACGCTCCGGAGCGTCTGCGCGCCGCGCTGCGGGAGCTGATCGACGTTCAAGCGGCCCCACACAAGATCCGCGTGGAGTGCGCCGCCGATGCCCTTTGAAAGTGACCTGGAGTTGCGCCACGTGCCCGGCTCGGAGCTGTGGAAGGTGGTCAAGCCGCTGCGCTACCGCACCGCCGACAACCGCCTGGTGATCGTGCCGGTGGGCTGCCGCACGGATCTGGCCAGCGTGCCTCGCCTGGCCTGGCGCATCGTCCCGCGTGACCACGTGATGGCCCGCCGACCGGCCGTGGTGCACGACTTCATCTACACGCACCTGACCCACCGCTTCACCAAGCGCGAGGCCGACGCGATCTTCCACGCCGCCCTGCTCGAGGAGGGCATGAACACGGCCCTGGCGTGGCTGATGCACGCGGCGGTGCGCCTCGGTGGCCGCGGCAACTGGAGCGCATGAGCATGGAACTGAACCCGTTGACCATCAGCGTGCTGCTGATGCTGACCGAGCTGACGCTGGCCGGTATCTGCGGCTTCCAGGTGTACCTGTTCAAGCAGGTCAGCGCCTCGCGCCGCGAACACCTGGAGCTGCGGCTGCACATCGCCCAGACGTACGTGAGCGCCGATCAGTTCGACAAGGTGGTGAGCCGGCTCGAAGGCCGGCTGGAAACCCACCTGGACACCTACTTTCGCAACCTCAACAAGAGACAAGCCTGATGACCGCACACCGCCAGATCGTGATCACCATCGGCGCCGCCGATTTCACCTTCACCCTGACCGCCCAGGACGTGACCAAGTACTTCAACGCCGTGACGCCGACCAACAAGGTCGCGCCGGGCCACAACCTGCTGACCACCACCGTGCAGGCCGACCAGAAGGACGCTCTGCGCCCGCTGCTGGCCAACCCGGTGCTGACCATGCAGGTGGCCGGTGCGCTGCTCGAGGAGTACGCCCCGGACGTTGAGGTGGCCGTAAAAAAGCCCTGCACCGAGCCGAACGACTGAGCGAAGACGGCCTGGGCCAGCTGATGGCCCTGGTCGAACGCTGGCTACCTGGCGCGGAGCCGACGCCCGACAACATGGGCACCGCCAAGTGGCTGGACGACGAGCATTGGAGACGCATGGAGATCGCCGTGGCCAACGGCATTGCCCATGCGTTGCGAGGCTAGGTGACCCATGGCTGACCGCAGCGCCGCCCTGAACTTCATCCTGAAGCTGACCGACCAGGTCACCGCCCCGCTGGGCAAGGTGAAGATGGGCTTCAACGAGCTGGCCGAGAAGGGCCAGGCGAACATCCAGAAGATGGGCTTCGGCCTGGCTGGGATGGTCGGCGCCGGGCTGGCCATCAACGAGTCGTTGCAGCCGGCGCTGGAGATGAACCGCGCCCTGGGCGAGGTGAAGTCCCTCGGTGTGGCCGAGGATGCGCTGCAGCGGCTGAACAACAAGGCGCTGCAGTTCTCGGTGGCCTACGGCGCCAATGCGCGGGACTTCGTGGCCTCGGCCTACGACATCCAGTCGGCCATTGCCGGGCTCACCGGTGAGCAGCTGTCCTCGTTCACCAACGCGAGCAACCTGCTGGCCAAGGCCACCAAGGCCGACGCCGGCACGATCACCAGCTACGTCGGCACTATGTACGGCATCTTCAAGACCCAGGCCGATGCCATGGGCAAGGCCGAGTGGGTGGAGAACCTGACGGGCCAGACGGCGCTTGCCGTGCAGATGTTCAAGACCACCGGCAAGGACATGAGCGACGCCTTCACCTCGATCGGCGCCAGTGCGACGTCCGCGGGTATCGGCCTGTCTGAGCAGGTGGCCATCCTCGGCACGCTGCAGGCGACCATGGGCGGCGCCGAGGCCGGTACCAAGTACAAGGCGTTCCTGTCGGGTGTCGGTGGCGCCCAGGACAAGCTGGGCCTGTCGTTCACCGACAGCCAGGGCCGGATGCTGCCGATGCTGGACATCCTGGACAAGCTCAAGGGCAAGTTCGGCGACACGCTGGACGTGGCTGAATCCGACGCGCTGAAGAAGGCCTTCGGCTCCGACGAGGCCGTGGGTCTGGTCAAGCTGCTGATGAACGACACCGCGGGCTTGGCCAACAGTCTGGACCAGTTGGGCAAGGTGCGCGGCCTGGAGCAGGCCGAGAAGATGGCGAAAGCCATGGTCGACCCCTGGCAGCAGTTCGGCGCCGCCGTGCAGGCGCTGCGAATCGCCTTCGGGCAGGCGCTGATTCCGTTGCTGACGCCGCTGATGGAAAGGCTGACGGGGATTGCGGGCACGTTGAGCCGGTGGCTCGGCCTCTTCCCCAACATCGCTAAGGTGCTGGGCATGGTGACCCTCGGCGTGCTCGGTCTGATCGCCGCCGTCGCTGGCCTGACGATCCTCAACGGCGTGTTCGGGATGCTGTCGGTGCTGGCCAGCCCGATCGCACTGATCGTCCTCGGCCTCGCTGCGCTGGTGATCGGCGTCGGCGCGGCCATCTATTACTGGGACGAGCTGAAGGCCGCGTTCGGCGATACGGCGTGGTTCCAGGCGATCCTGGTGATGCTCACCCCTGTGGTGATGCTGTTCCGAGTGTTCGGCGCGCTGCTGAACGTGCTCTGGGTGGGCCTGCAGCAGGTGGTCGCTTTCGGTGTGCAGCTGGTGTCGTGGCTCGCCTCGCTGGAAGCGGTGACGACGATAGCGAAGGCGGTCTGGGACGGGTTCATCTGGACGCTTTCCAACCTTTCTCCGTTTGCGTTGCTGGGGTCGGCGCTGAAGGCACTGATCGCACTGCTGAACAAGATCCCCGGCATCAACATCGACACGACCTTTGGCGACCTGCCCAAGGTGCCGAGCATTCCGGGTGGTGAGGTGGTGATGACCTCCGCCGAGCAGGCCGACCGCGCCCAGAAAGCCCAGGCCACCATCAATAACGCCATCCCCAGCCTCACACCCCAGCGCGCCAACGCGGTGCCGCCCGGTGGGCTGCTGACCAGCATCCAGAACACCAGCAACCAGAACCAGGGCACCCGCGTGGAGAAAGTAGAGATCCACACCGGCAAGGCCATGACCCCGCTCGAGCTCGAGCAAATGCTGGAGATGAGCGTCGGATGAGCCTTTACCTCGACCTGCTGATACGCGGCAACGACCTGGTGCTGGACGCCGCCCGCCAGCCGCAGCTGGTGAGCGACCGGGCCAGCATTGCCCAGGACATCGGCCACATGATCCGCGAGAGCGGCCTGCTGGTGACGCTGGTCGCCGAGCGCGATCGCTTCCGCCAGCGCGACTGCATCCAGCAGCTGGAACTGCTGGTGGAGGCAGACGAACGCCTGGTGCCCGGCACTGCGCGAATCCTCGAGGTGGAGCCCGGCCAGTACCTGGTGACGGCGCGCACCGTTGAATTCGGAGACGTTGAGGTGACCCTGTGACCGTAGATTTCAAGCAGGCGCTGGCTGACGCCGGCATCCCCACCACCGAGGCCGGCCTGCGCCAGGCCTGGGAGGCGGAGGTGACCGCCCAGGGCAGTGCGCTGAGCAACACCAGCGCCTACTCGCCGTTCTGGCGCATCGTCACCGCGCTGGTAACCAAGCCGGTGCTGTGGCTGCTGGAATTCGTCAGCGGCACGGTGCTGCCGAACTTCTTCGTGAAGACGGCGACCGGCACCTGGCTGGATATGTTGGCGTGGGCGGTGAACGTGGAGCGCAAGCCGGCGACGCGCGCCATCGGCACGTTGCTGCTGACGCGCAGCACGCCGGACGGAGCCCTGGAGGTGCCGGCCGGCACCCGCGTGCAGTCGGCGCCGATCAACGGGCGCGTCTACGAGATGGTCACCTTGGCGCCGGCGAGCTTCAGCGACGGCCAGGCGCAGCTGCAGGTCGCTGCGCGAGCGCGTGAGGCCGGGAGTGGGTTCAACTTGGCGCCGGGTTACTACGCGATCCTGCCGGTGCCGGTGCCCGGCATCGTCCAGGTGGCGAATGCGGACGGCTGGCTGACCATTCCCGGTGCGGACAGCGAGCCTGACGAGCAGCTGCGCCTGCGCGCCCGCAACCAGTTCTCCGCAGTGAACCAGTGGCACACGGACGCCGTGTACCGGGCGTTGATCGCGGCTTTTCCGGGCGTGAGCCCCAACGGCGTGTACTTCGAGCACGGCGCCCCGCGCGGCCCGGGCAGCGCCAATGCCTACGTGCTGTTCGAGGCCGACGCGCCTGCCGCCACGTACCTGGCGCAAATCAACGCGGCGGTGATGGACCAGGGCAACCACGGCCATGGCGACGACCTGCTGGTGATGGCGATGCCGGAGACGTTGCACGCCATCAGCGTGGAGCTGTGGCCGCGGGCGAACCTGACGCCTGCGCAACACGCGGCGCTGGCCGGAGAGGTGGAGCAGTTCATTCGTGCGGCCTTCCGGGAGAACACCGCCAGCGGCTACCAGCCGACGCTGACGTGGCCACAGTCGCGGTTTTCCTTCAGCCGGCTGACGGAGGAGCTGCACGAGCAGTTCCCGCAGATCGATTCGTTGCGCTTCGGTAACCAGGACATCGTGTCCGAGCTGGCCATTCCGCGGATCGACACCCTGGAGGTGGTGCTGAATGGCTAAGGGGAGGGAAAGACGGCGACGGGCCAACACCTCGGGGGAGAGTGTGATTGCCCCGCCGGCCGCCGCGACATTCGACCACGGCCGCTGCGCTGAGTTCCTGCCGGAGGCGCCGCGATGCTGAACCTGAAGCTGCCGTTCTGGCTGGACGGCACCGAGTTGACGAAGCTCAAGGCCGCGGCGCAAGCCTGGTGGGAAAGGGTGGAAGACTGGCTGCGCTGGCCGCTGCTGCAGATGGACGCGGACACCTGCCACCTGGTGGTGCTGGACCTGCTGGCCTGGCAGCGCGACATCACCCGCTTTCGCGGCGAGCCGGAAAGCCTGTACCGCCTGCGGGTGAAGCACGCCTTCATCAACGCGGTGGATGCCGGCTCCGTCGCTGGTTTCAAGCGAATCATGCGGCGACTGGGCGTCGGCTACGTGCGCATCGAAGAACGCCTGCCCGACCGCGACTGGGACGTGGTGCAGCTGCACCTGAGTGACTCGCAGCTTTCCGAGAACCCCGAGCTGCTGAGCCTGATCGTCCAGTACTACGGGCGGACGTGTCGCCGGTATGAGTTGGTCAGCACTTCGCTGTTGGACGTGCGCATCGCAGCCCATGAGATCAACCACGAACGCCTGACGCTGGTTGCGAGCTTCGACGATACGCACACGGTGCAGCTGAGCGTGATCACCAACGAGTTCAACCACGACCAGCAGACGCTGGTTGCCCAGTAAAAGGAGGTCCCCATGGGGGCAAGCATTACCCTAGCCGGCGAGAGCCTGATCGCCCTGAAACAGGGCCAAGGGACCACGCTGGATGTCGCCCGCTTCGTGCTGGCTTACATCCCAGGCCTCGACACCACGCTACCGGTTGACCGCGCCGCAGGCCTGCCGCCGGCCGAGCAGATCGTGCACGTCGCCAGCGTGACGCAGAGCGGCTATCTGGCTCCGAACCAGGTGGTGTACAGCCTGCAGCTGGACTCGAGCATCGGCGACTTCGACTTCAACTGGATCGGCCTGGAAACCGTCGAGAACGTGCTGCTGATCGCCGCCTACGTGCCGCGGCAGATGAAGCGCCGCGAGATCCCGCCGCACCCGACCGG